CGCCGGAGGTGGTTGGCACCCCACAGCCTTTGGCAGCGTCGGTTGCGTCGAGAAGGACTGACAACCGCAAATCAGAAGTGGCAAGGCGATCGCGCAGGCGATCCTGGTTTTTTTGAGCATCGGTCATTTTCTCGAAGTGGGTTTGCTCGCTGGCCGCCAGCCGCTGCTCGAGCGCCAGACGCTTGTCCTGCTCGGCCTGCTGCGCGGTCGCCGCAGCCTGGGTCATTTGATTGAGGGTTTCTGCGTGCAGTCGCGCCTGCTCGGCCAGTTGGCGGCCGTAGCGCCAGTCCTGAAACTGCCAGGCACTGCCGGCGCCGATCAGCACCAGCGCCAGCGCGCCCACCGCTTTCCACGGAACGACCATCACTGCACATCCCGAAAAAACACGTGCCCGCCCAACTTGAGCGTCTGCTTGGCCTTCGCCGCCCAAGCCGGCGCTTTGATGCTGGTGGCGTAGTAGTGAGTGGCGCCACCGGTGGGATCCGGCACCTTGCCGTCGATCACCTGGTCTGCAGCGATACGGCATTGCGCCAGCTCGCGGAACGGGATTTCCTTCACGCCAATCAGGAATTGATAGTTTGGGTCGGTCTTGTTCCAGCAGCTGAACTGGTACGGCCTCTGGCACACCCCCGCATAGCCCTCACCCCACCACGACTTTTCCTTACCATCGAACACGCGGTTTTTTACCGTCCAAGCCACGGCGATCTGGCCGGCCGCTCCCTCACCTCGCGCCTCGCCCCAAAGGGTCCGGGCGAGGATGTCGCGGTCTTTCTCGGTTACAGGCATCAGTTTTCTCCAGGCAAAAAAATACCCGCTCGATGGCGGGCTGCGGATGTCACGACAATCAGTGCGGGGCGACAGGCCAGCTGATGCTGCTCGGGTAGCCGGGCTCGTCAGGGAGACGATTCAGCGCAACGCGGTATTTCTTCCACGCCTTCAGCAGTACGACGCCGGCGTCGGTGGTATCGTCGATGTCCACTGCATCCTGCAGCGGGGCGATTGCTTTGTCAGCAATGGCGCGGCGGCGGTCGATTTCTGCCACCACGATAGCCAGAGCTTGATCAGCCGCGACTTGTTCTTTCATGGCCTTTGTAATCAGGCGAGACCAGTCGATATTCATGCTTGCGGCTCCTCGCTCACTTGATCGAAGGTGACCGCCACCAAAGGTTCAGGCAATGGCTGCGGTAGCAGAACCGGTCCATCAGGGATATTGACGAGGGGCACCGGGAACGCCTGCTCCTGGCTGTAGTTCACCGGATTTGGCAAAAATAGTGTGATCACCAGGTCGCCGTCGACTTTCTCGACATCACCGGCGAACCATTCGCAATCGATAGCGCCTTTCGGAAGCGTGTCTCCGTCATTCATCGACGAAAAGTCGAAGTCCTCACCATTGATTGTCAGCACAGCTCCAGCACGCTCCAAGGTAAGCGTGTCATCACGGCGTTGCGGACTCAGAATAATTTTCATCAAAACCACCTTCCTACGGCCAAGTAGCGGAGATTGGCATTTGCCGAAACAGAGCCTTGCATGTCGAGCAGGTAGAAGTTGCAGGAGGTCAAAGTTTCCCCAGGAGACAGTGACATCAATATGATGCGCGTCGAGATATTGCACGTAGCTGACACTGCCGGGACAGTCCCCACGAAAGCAGCGGGAAAAGTCCAAGGCAAAGGAACCGGGTTGTAGAAGCCCGAACCGTAGGGCGAGGTTAGCGCCATGTTTCCAGACACAAACCTGGTGCATATCAGGGTCCCGTCCGCGAATTTCACGAACTCCCCATTAGCGTTACTGCTCCGTTCGATTATCGCTCCAGTCGGCACTCCGCTTGCCTGCGAAACAGCGCCCAAGATGTTCGCGCGCTTGTAGTTCGCGGTGTCGGCGGCATATAGCTCGTCGAAGTTGCTCTGGGTTTTGGTAAACGCACTACGGGGCGTATCACCGCCCACGCCGGTAGGAGCAGTGCCGAGATTGATCGTCTGCTTGGCCATTAAAAAATCCTGATTTTGAGTGAGTAATTGCGCGCGCTCACGCGTTCATCTTGGCAAACACAGCCGGGAGGAAAAACGCGAACGGGTTGGAAGCCGCAACGGTGATGGCGTAGAGCTTGCTGTTGGGGAAGTCCCACCAGCAGTACAGGTTTCTGGGGATGGCACTGCCCGAGGTCATGGGCATACCGAAAGTGTTTAGCAGCATGAATTCGTTCTGCGGGAAGTCGAACGGCACCGAATAGTAGATGCGGGTGAGCCCCTGTGAATCGAGGTCATTGGCCACATAGGTCCAGTTCTGGAACGCCCGGGTGAAAGACGCGTTTGGCGTACCGGAATCGAACAAAAGCTTCCCAGATCCATCCCACAACCGCATTCCATACTGCGCGACAGGCTGCGCAGCGAATGCCGCCACGAAGTAGCGACCGTTCGGCTGGGCGGTGTTCGCGTTGTAGGCGCGGACATAAAAGCCCGTCCAGTTCCCAGCTGAACCTATCAGGCGCATCTGGCACAGCCCGGCCACAGCATTGACAGTATCAGGCCGAACGAACACCAGCGGAGGCTCCTGAGAGGTCACCGGCCGAGCAAAGTACGTCGTAGATCCAAGCCCGCCCTCTTCCGTCGGCGCAAACCGTCCCGAGGCAATGACCATCAAGCGAGCAAACTCGGAATCAAGCGTTACCACGTTGCTGTTGTTGATAAATTGAACGCCATATCCCATCAGCTCCACCTCATCACAATCAACCGCATGGTTCCGGAGGACGTCATGCTCGCAGCATAAGTGCGCGTGTGGTTGTACACGCGCGCCACACCATCAAGCATTTCCGTCTCAAACTGCATCTGGCCACTTCCGTAGGCCCCATTGGGAACCACAAACGCGGTTCCATTGCCGGGGCCTACGCCAGGCACTGCAAAGTCCTGGCTTCCCTTGGAGGCACCCAATGCAAACGTCACCAGCGTCGAAAGCACCACGCGGATGGTGAACGAGTTTTCGTCGATCTGTAGGGCGCCATCGGCACCCCAGATCCTCATTCCATAGTTACTCATGCGGCCAGGTTCCCCCATTGGTAACGCTTGACGCCGTTCTCATCGAACACTTTGCCGCCATTGTTGTTGATGGTCTGGCGGGCGCCTCCGCCGAGCGGGCTGTTGAGCTCAAAGTTTCCGGCCTTGTCGATGCGCCAGCCCTGGACACCAGGGATGTAGTTATCGGACTGGATGAATGAACCGATCTTCGCATTGGTAATCGAAGCGTCAGCCACGAAGAGTGAACTGATAAACGTTTGCCCGTTCTGGACTACGAAGGGTGCGCTTGGACTTCCACCCAGGCCGTTCACGACAGCGAACCGATCAGCGCTGACTAGGAACTGGCTTTGCAGTCCCGCCGGGCCGTTCTCGATACCGAGCCCAATACCTGCTGCGATGTAACGACCGCTTGAGTCGATCTGCATTTTCACAGACCACATGGTCGACGCCTTTCCGTCGAGGGCAACTTGCGCCTGGCTGACCTGCTGGATGACGGCGCTGTTCTTGCCCATCTCGACCTGAACAGTGTCGACGAGTTTGCCGGTCGCCACGTCGCCTTCGATCACCGCAGACTGTAATGACCAGACGCCGACGAAGGCTTGTGTCGAGCCCGCGAACCCTTCGGTTTCACCCGCCAAGGGCGGATTGACCTGTGCAAATACCCCATCAACCTTTTCCGATATCGCATCCACTTCACCGGACACGACCTGAATTCGGTTGTTGACCGAGCCAGGCAGATCGGCCGGGCCGTCAATAAGATTGATACGATCGCCAAGGTGTTTACCCAGCGCGGACTCGCCGATCTGGCCCGAGAAGTATTTCTCGTACTCGGTCTGATCTGAACTTGCTTGGCCGTTGACGCCAAGGCCCACCGGATACCACGACCCGATGTTGCCGATTCGATCCACAAGCCGAGCCCAAAAGAAGAAGCTGGCACCGGCCAGAATGTTCTGCATCTCGTGCGATGCCTGCGGATAGGCAAAGTCACCGAGCTTGATCGCGTCGTCTTGAGAGGTCGTCTTGCTGTACCAGACTTCTGTTCGCTGAGTGTCCTCTGCGCCTGGTGGAAAACCCCACGCCAATCTGATGCCATAGACAAGGCTTGTGGCTGTTAGGAACGACACCGCCGGCGGCAGCCCCTGCTTTCCACTGAGGTTGGTCAGGATCGAGTTGCGCCAGATGGACGAGATGTCGAACGCACTTACCGCACGGACTCGGGCCACATAGGCGCCAGCGTAGATACCGACGACGTCCACGTTGGTCATGCCGGTGCGCTGCAGCTTGATCCAGTTGCCGCTGTCCTTGCGCCATTCAACGTCATACCCGACCGCGCCATCCACGGCGGGCCAACTGATGGTCATGGTGGCCACGGACAAGCCCTGCACCACCGACGACGTCGATGCGAGGGACACGCTCGCCGGAGCCGGAACAACGGTGATCGGAATTACACTGATCGGCCGATCTTCCAGGCGCGCACCAGTGTCGATGTGCGCGTACTTGCTCGGCTCGAACTGCAGCGCACTGATCTCGAAGTCGCCTTCGGTCGTGCGCTTGGTGCGCAGCACGCGGTACAGCGGGATCGCCAGATCATCGGCGTCGAGTGCCCATTGCAGTTGCGCGACAGGAGGCTCGCTGTAAGCAACGGTCACGGTCACGGCGCGGCCGTTGACGCTCTGCACGGTGCGCCCTTCGGCGCGGCCGCCCGGCAAGTTGATGATCAACCGGTCACCGGCCTTGGCCTGAGTGTCGCGATCGAGCGTCACTACGCGGCCAGCCGCTGACGAGATCCGCCCGCCGACCTCTCGGCCCGCCAGCAGCGAGTCAGCCACCGGGATGATGTGGCCCGGCAGAGGAATCACGCCTTCCATGCCGGTCTTGAACGACACTGTGCGGTCTTGGTTGTTGCTCAAGATCGCCCACTTGCCGCGGCGCTGGGCCTCGGAGGCGCGGGTGCAGCCAATGGCACTCAG